GCTGCAATTTCAACATCATATTGAAACGATGAATCAGTAGTATTTGCAATCGTGTTGTTTGCTTTACGTACACGTTGTGTAGGTATATAACTTGGCGTTACAAATTTAAGAGCTCTTGCGGCTGAGATTTGATACATGAACTTCCATTTATAGCTATCAGCAGTTGTGATAATGGCTGTTCCTGTTCCAGTAGGTTTAGTTGAAGATGTTCCACCGGCATTGTTATTAGCAAGACATTTATATACATTATAGTCATCTGTCATCACGTAAAATTGTTGATCGAACAGAGAATTATTCGCATGACTGTATGCATAATAGTTTGATGATGTAGTCCAATTATAACGTGGTGCTACATGACTTACATCTGTAGATCCGATTTTCTTGGCTGCAATCATATCTCTCCAGTGATTGTAGACCGTATTAGAAACAGAATCGGTAGGTGTAGGTGGGGCTGTATCATCCGCCCACGCGGTTACTTTACCAATAAATAAGTACATATTAGTATTGAGTAAACCACTTGCATCAGTTACAGCTGCGCCAGATGTTGTAGATACTTCATCAAAAGCCTCTACAAACTGTTTGGCGTTATGAATTCTGAATTTGTTGGTTACTATAGCAGGCATTTTGTTTTTCCTTCCAAAAATTGCAATTTTATTATAGTTTAACTTCTTATTATATTTATAAGATTTAAAATATTATTTATACGAAACAACGGCGGTAGATTCGTAATCCGTTGTGTGTTTCCAGAAAGGCACATAATCAGTACCTTCCCAAATTGTTCTTGTTACTGTTAAGGTATCATCATCAGTAATTGAAGCTATTTGGAATTCTCCTTTTTCAGTATAAAGCATCTTATCACCACTTTCTATAAGGATGGCGTCTCCTTCAGTAAATTCGTTAACTTCCATAAGTAACCGTCCGCTATCATCTTCCAATTCAATACGTTTACCATAATCAGAACTTTCATCAATCATATTATAGTGTTCATCATTTTGATCTACTACATAGCTTCCTATTACGTTAGGGGTAAATTCATGTGCCTCTTCTGCACTATCTTCATGACCAATATACCACTTAAATGTATTAATAATATAGGCTTCTATTCCATTAATAACATGGTTTTGAACCCCGGCGACTGTTACTTCTTCATGAGCTATAATTTCTAATGTTTCAAATATTACTGTATCTTCACTCGCTTCTTGAAGAACATTTTCATCCGCTGTTTGGATAACATCTCCAACAGCAAGCTCAGTAGTAAATGATGTGACTGATGATCCTTGTACTGTTGCTGAATTTGCTACAATAGAAATTGAACCAGTCTTTCTAGAAGGATACATGTAATTTGATTCTGCACCCCTAACACCTGGTACTTGTGGTGTTACCAATGTTCTATTAGGTGTGATACCTTCATGAATGAAATATCCTGAACCATCTTCAAAAGCTAATACTTCTCCAAGTAGATCTAATGTGACAATATGATCACTAGATTTTACTTTATCTTCCTCAATCATCATTCTTGACAAAGATTCTCCTGTTGTTGAATCTTCAAATATCAGCTTTCCTCTATGTTCAGTTAATTGTATTGCCGAGCCCATATTGCTATGAGTATGACAATGATAATAAATTGTTTGTGTTATGTCTGCCGTCTTTATTTCAACATAAGCTCCAGCAGATCCAGGGCCAGTTGGTTCTACTATTGTCACCCCATCTATAAAGTGAGTTCCACCTGTATGATGGCCATCAGATGTTAGAGAAAATCTAAATGGATGATCGGCATTTGATGAATCACTATGATCAAAACGATACGTTCCTCCTCCTTGTAAAGTAAGTACGGGGTTTTGTACACCATCTATATGAAATTTTCCAGAAACAGCTGTTACAGTTTTAATGATTGGATTGGGATCTGGATCTTCCAATACTACACGATATCCATAGGTAGATTCTTTCAAAATAATCTCTTTATCACTATAAACATTATTCGCGGCCTGTTCCTGTTCAGTAAGTAAACGTGTTCCATCTTCATTACCAAGATGTAGAATATCATCTTCCATCATTAAATGCCAATCAAGAGTCTCATAAAGATAATATTCTATTTCTGGCTTGACAACAGCTGGGTGACTTCTTTCTACAAGAGCATAAGTAGTATCTTCATGAATAAGATGAGAATCATCTTCCATTCTTAAGTGATACCCCATTGTATCATAAATGTGTGTCTCTATTTCGTAAACTGGCGTTTTTACATAATCTTCTTCAGACAACATCCTTGTACCATCTTCATACCATATATGAGATGTGTCTTCCATTCGTAGATGCCAATGTGTAGTCTCAACAAGATTAAATATTACATCAAGTGCGTTGTTGTTATTTACACCATATTCATCTTCTACTGTAAAATAAGAATTACTTAGACTAGAGCCAAGGCCACTTTCATTAATTAAAGGTGAACCATCTTCTGCTATAATACAATTATAATGTATAAAAAGAGAGGGTCTTTGGATAAAGGAGCTATCCTTTAAAATCTCTATAGTGTCTAATGTTAATAGGTTTTCGTCTTCATACATGAAACGATCTAAGCCATCTTCTGCAAGTAGATGTTTCCTTGTTGAATTATACCAAGTTTCAATAACATGAGTATCTACAATTGGAATACTCTCATATTGATGATTCGGTCCTTGTGTATCTTCTTCAAGAGAAATAAATCTTTGAGGACCACTACCTGATCCAGCAGAAGTTTCATCTAAAAGATAACCATATCCATAAGTTCCATTGTCGTCTTCAAGAAGTACATCGCTATTAAAACTCATATCAATGGATATAACCCCTGACTCAGCTTCAGGAAATTGAATTGATGGATAGAGATAAGTTCCTCCACGTTCAAGTAGAATTTCAGTACCATCTTCATTTAAAACACCACCAGAAAAGGGTGAATCCCAATTTGTTGCATTCAGACGAAAAACATCTGCATATGCTATTACTTTAGATTTCAGATAATTTGATGGTTCCAGCAGCAAGTCATTTCCATCTTCCAAAAGAAGGTTGTTTCCGGTGTCTTGATCTTCCAATGCTGCATAAAGATATCCGTCATACATGGATTGTGAAACAGAGGAACCATGATCTGGTGATGGAGTAATAGTATATGTGTTTGTAGTGGGTGCTGATGTAACAGTATAATTGCTATTGAATTGTTGTGTGGATTCATCCCCAGAAAATTCAACCGTATCACCAGTTTCTAGTCCATGTAATGTTCCTGTAACCACATACATTGTAGAATTGGTTCGTGCTATAGACGAAATTTCTACATAATTTTCCAGTTGAAGATTTACTTCATCGAATGTCTCCAACCTTGCATCCATCGCTTGCCACGGATGGTCTGCAGTATAAATTTCTAGTTCATTATTACTACCATACGATGTAAGTTGTACATTTATACTCGGAGTATTTGCATTGAATAGAGTAATGTTATGATATTTTCTTCCTTCATTATCTAACCCGGCCTGTTCAATAGTTCCCAAACTGTCAACATTTCCACTCGCACCCTGATCGAACATTTCTACTGATACTTTACCTCGTATAGCCAACTCACCAAACATTACCAGACCAGATGGGTGAGTCAATCTTTTTACTGAATTACGATAATCGTTTACATCAAAATCAGTTTTTAGAACATAAGAAAAATTTTGATAATATTTATTGTCTTGAACTTTCGGTACACCACTAAGTAATCCATCTGTGGTGGTGTAATATCCAGGATATGTTGCATAAGCTCCAAGTCCCGCAGTAAGTTCAGCATTTTGATCACCAGAAGTAGTTGAAAGATCAGGAGTACTAGAATACCCTGCACCAAAATCATAAACTTCAGCTGTCTGAATTGCACCAATTGCAATAGCGGAAACTTCAATTATGGCATTATTACCTTTCGGTGAGGTATCCATTGAAACTGCATTAGTCGCTGCAAGCCATACAGACGCAACCGGCATTGCTCTAATTTCACCGGCAGGAGAAGTTACTGCTGTATTTTCTGGTAAAGTATAACAGTAAGTATCATTGTTTGCACCTTTACCATCAATGTGGTATATACCATTAAAGATAGCAGTTCCAGATCCAGAAATCTTAACCTTGTCTCCTGACCTTAAATGGTGTCCAGATTCCGTTACAGTAACCGTTCTATTTCCTGCACCACCAGCTGATAGCGTAATGACACGGTTTGTTCCCCACGTTAAAGCAGAATTATAACTGATTGAATATGTGTTACCTGCCCCTACTGTTTTTGAATCTTCTACTGTGAATGATGTGGCATTAGTATATCCAGTTATTGTAGAGGTAGTAGAATCGTGATAGGTAATAGTTCCACGAACAAAATCATTTGGAAATACAGTACCAACTCCTGTAACTACAAGCCCGGATTGGGCCATAGTTCCTGTGGTATATGTGGAAACGGCATTAGTATATGCGGTAACACGTGAGCCTGTAGTCTGTTCTGTATAAAATCTTGTTCCATCTACTTCTGCAACAAGTGAATCATCTGCTTCTGTTAAAATGAACTCAACACAATCTTCTGTTAAAATCGCACCACCGCCACCATCTACAGATCCAACACCAGAATGGGGGCCTTGACCGGCAATTATATCTTCTAATACAAGTTTTTCAGTACTATAACGATTATTATGAAAATTCTTTTCTTCTAGTAATATGTTTTCTAAAATACCACCAAAATCTTGAGCAGTAGTCATATCTACTCTAAGAACTGTATTACCATAAGCAATGTATGGATTATCACCAGGAAGATTTGATTTCGTATCTATAAAATCAAGAACTCTAGCTCTTGCAGAATAATCATCACTATAGAGTAAAGTATTCTTTGTGATGTTATTCGCTATAGCCATGTATGACAGCGAATAGGTTTGTTTATCAGGAAAATCTCCTACACCAACTCCAAAAACTTTCTCTGTAGCTACTGTAATAACAGTAGAATTAGTAACTGCAGTTACACTATCTGTGGCCCCATTTGCGTATGTAAGTATAAGTACTCCAGAATTTGCATCCGGAAATGATTCTTCACTAGTTAAGGTGACTACAGTACCATCTTGTGCAATTGTTCCTGAATTAAATGAATGTAAATTTACATTAAGTAAGGTGTTAGGTGCACCTATTACATCTAATGCATTTCCTAAAATTGGAGTATACCTATTAGCAACAGAAACAGGAGGTTCTGATTCATATTTTCCTCCACCCGATGTAACAAGAAAAGTGTCAAGTGCTCCGACCTCCATAGAAGTCATATTGAGAGCGCCAGAACAAACAGCAATTACATCAGCTAATGCACCATGAGCATCTACTATTGTAAATGTATCGGTTGTTACAGAGGCAGGAGTATTACCAACTTGAAAGGTAACACCATTATGCATAAGATGTGCATCCACTCCTGATCCCGCGGCCGCGGCCCCCAATTTAGTAAATTTATTATTATATACTATGATGTTATCATCATTAACAAAATTCTGTACAGTCAAAGCACCTATATCTGAATCTCGATAATAAGAACCAACAGAATATAAAAATGTGGTAGTATTGGCACTAATAACTGTGCCCCAATAAGTATTACTTGCATATTCAACTTCGAATGTTTGGCCTGCTCCAATTGTGTGAGTGTCCCTAACAGTTAAAACAGTATTACTAGAAAAGCCTGTAACAATATTAGTATTCGCATTTGCATAAGTAAGTTTACCACCAACAACATCTAATTTTTCTTCTTCAGTAAGTCCCGATGAAAGAGTAACAGTCTTTACAGATTGTGTGAGGGTTACACCGGATGTGTCTACACTTACTTGTTTCGCAATTCTATCTCCGGGAAGAATATGTAAGGTGGCATTATAATTTCCTTGATTATCATAAAGTTTTGCAGTAGTTGATTTAATTCCCGCAGAAAATGTTAGAGAAGAATTACCAAACAAAGCTGTATTAGCATTATGCCCCAGGAATGTTCCTGCATAATCTGCCGCGGCTATTTGGTTTGCCATAGAAGCGGATACAAAATCTGAATTTTTTAAGACTGTGCCTGTAGGAATAATTGTATTAACTTGTGCTGTAGCTCCGCTTCCACCAGTCCCATCATTAATAAATTCAACTGTATCACCCACGGCATATCCATCACCTGAATCTATAACAGTAATACCTTCAATAACAGAATCTAAAATAACTGCAACTCTCGCACGTGCACCTTGACCACCACCACCATTAACATGAATTTCATCACCGACTACATAATTGGTTCCACCAACATCTACCTGAACAGTTTGTAAAATTCCTGTTGTGATTGCATCTGCAGATTTTCCGTATATATCAGTTTCCGATATAATCACTTCACCGGGCTTGAAGTAAAACAATATTCCATCAGTAATACCCTGCACAACATCTGATAATCTTAATTCAGTAACTTGAAGAGCTCCCGCAAAAGAAGTTTGTTGACTTTCCACCATAGCGGTACATTTGGAAAGTTGGCCCGTGATTCTTCTACCAGTAAATAAAGTAATATTATTTGCGCCAGATGTTAGAATTTTAATTGATTTATCAAGTGCCCATCTTCCATCAGACATTCTCAATAAATCTGTTTTAGGATAATAAAATTCTATATCTTCTTTATTAAACAATGATTGAAATAACCAAGTAAAAGAGGCCTCATTTCCTTTTGCTCGATAGACCTGCTTCATTCTTTTAAGAAGTTGTCGTCTATCTGTAACTGCTGTCTTTGGGAGGTTTGTATAAAATTCTTTTTTCCATGCATCATCAATAAGACCTTCACACGTAGTATCAATATCTTGTGATTCAGATAATTCTCTTATTGCGGCGGCGGGTGCTTTACTACGAAAAGATTCTATTGATCCTGTGGGGAATATTCCATCAACAATACCATTTGCTAAAGTACCGTATGAACCGGTGACACTACCTGTAAGTTTTTCTCCGTATGTAAATCCTGCTACGCTAGAAGATTTTACAAAAGTAATAGTATTACCTTTTGTACCAGAAACGACTGCGGTTGCTCCACTTGTATTACCTGTAAGGGTTTCTCCAAGCGAGAACATGAGATTTGCATTACCGGCCGTATCACGGTCAGACTCTAATTGAAGGTGAAGACCATCTTCAAATAGTAAATAAATTATGCCATCTGGGTTAGTTTCAGCTAATATCTTGTCTTCATTGAATGTAAATGAGGTGCCAAAATAAAGTTGGTGGGATTCCATAAATTCATAGTATTTTTCTATGAATTTTTTGAACTTCGGATGTTCCTTGTTTATAAACTCTGGTAACTGAGTTTCTAATAAAACAGATACATCTTTTTTATCTTTAACTACAGCCACGTTTAATATCCGGTTGCGAGGGTTGTACCATCAGTAGTTGCTATAGTGCCTTCCACATACGTACCTGTTCCAGCATCATCCAACATAGTAATAGTAACATCATTTGAATCGATTAAAATAATTTGTTCTCTGAGGGGATTAACATCTGATGAAGATGGTGTAACAAAAAACTCTACTGATGTAGTATTTCCAGTACTTGTTGAACCTATAGAGATTGGTTTATAATCTTTAAATTCCATTTTTCCGGTGAGGTAAGTCATTGTTCCCACATTATTATTAACAATGATTCGATCTTCTCCTGAAGTTCTATAAACTTCAAGTTTTCCATTATTATCCTGTACTCTACATTCATCCCATAGTGTATTTGCAGAATCATAATATCCAAATTTTCCACTAGTTACTGCACCCCAAAAAGTATTTGAGGGGTGATAGACTTGATTAGAAAATGGCAGAACATAAGATCCGCTTGCTCCTAATAGTGGATAAAGAAGTCTTTTTAGTTGAAGAGAAGTTTGATTACTTTTAATAGAAAGTTCTGCTTCATCAATTATTTGAATTAACTTTGAATATCTAAATGATTTGTCAAAGGTTTTTAAATTGGTATCTCCAAAATCTGTAATTGAATTGATTACTGTTGATTTAAGTACTGAAGCACTATTTGTAGTTTTACCGGAATCATATTTAACTGTACTATTAATTTTCAAATACATGTAATCTGGATCTACAACTTCTGGAGTAATTCCAACAATATTTCTTTTTGCTAATATTTCATTTTTAACGTAATTTTTAGAAGATTCTGAAAGAACTGTTCCGGATGTTGGTTTAATAGCTACATAAACTTTTCCATAAATTGGGGGATCTGCATCTTCTCCACCCCAAGCAACAACTGCTTGTGCATCACCATAATCTCTTTTAACTAAAGCTACATAATCATGAATTGTGACACATCGATTTTGTGCATCGAAATTTTTGGGGGCATTGAATTTAATCTCATCAATATCTGCGGGTACAGCTCCACCTGAAGCGGAAGAAGTGGTTTCTATTTTTACATTAGAATATCCACCAACATCAGACACAATCGAAAATGCTCTAGCTCCATTAGTTACATCAGCATCACACGTTAAGCTTGACAATATAATAATATTTCCATTTGCTAATTTTTTCCCTAATACTCCATCACCAAATTGAACTTCATATTTTCCGTCTTGGATTTCATCTATAAAATAAACTGTTGAAGAAGAATTTACTGTAGTGATATCAGAAGCTTCTGTATATACTACTGTTTCAGTTTCACTAGAGGATTGTTGAATAGAAACTTCTATACTACCTATATCTGTATTTGCATTAGGGAGAATAAATTTTTGATCTGGATCACCTGTATTTGCTGTATATCTAAATGTTGAAGGTATCCCCTGACTAAGACCTATACTATCAACAGTATAAACACCATTAGCATTAATGTTTACTGAATGTGAATTAGTAGTACACCAAATATATGATATACCTGCTACTTCTCCCTGAAATTGTGTCTGTTTAGGAATACTTATAGAAGCGGGATTATCGGTTGGAGTAATAGTAAGTGTAACTGCAGCCAATGATCCTTGTGCTGAACGGGGCCGATAACCAAGATGTTTTGCTCTTGCTACAACAGAGTTTCTAAGAGAAGCTGAATCTAAGAACATCTCATTAGCAATCATATTTGCATAATATGAATTGTAATGAGTATTATATGCCATTATATCAAGAAGAACATCAAAAGATGATCCTTTAAAATTATATCCTACAAATTCTGACTGACTTGTTAAAAATCCTGTGAGATTTTCTTTAATTTTCGCGAAGTCTAATTCTGATATATTAAGTTTTCCCTCTGAACTTGCCATGTGTTATGTCCTTTGTAAATAGACTTCTAGTGTCGTTTCTTGTATATCATTATCTGGTAAATAAACTATAATTATTTCATATGCGTTTTCATCTTCTTTGGCTTTTACAGTTATATTTGCTATTTTCGCTCTAGGTTCATATTTTTCTATAGTATATTTAATTGTCTTTTCTAACCTAGAAGATGTAAGCTTACTGAAATTTTCAAATAAAAGAATTCCAATACCACTATCTATGCTTGGTTGAAATAGTCTTTCATTTGCATTCGTACTTAATAGGTTTTTTATAGACCTACTAATAGCTGTTGATTTTTTAATAGTAGACAAATCACCATGAGATGGATGTTTTGTAAAATCCATGTCAAAATCAACGTAATCTTTTCCGTATGTTGTAGCCATATCTTGCTCTTAATATTTAGTTAAATTAAAATAATAGTGAAGCCATTTTTTCGCCAGTGCTCTTATCTTTCCATTTGTCTTTGTCAGTACCTTCAAGTGCTTGACCAAGTGCAGCTGCGGCGTCAGCTGCCGTAGAATCTCCGGCTGGATTAGCAGGAGCATCTTCGCTATTAAGAAGACCTAATACTAGTGCTAATAAATCTATTGGGTTTTTACTACCTCCACCCGCAATAAGTTTATCGGCTTCTGTACCGACAAATAATATTCCAGCTGCATATCCCAAATCTGGAATTCCGCTTGCACTTTTAAGTTCCGACTTTAGTCCTTCAATGCCTCCATTTTGATTAGGAATGTAAAGGGCATATACACCTTGTGATGGTAATGTTATCTGAAAGAATTTTAAAAACTCGTCAATAAGTTTGATCAAATATTCTAAAAATTCCTGAACCTGTTTAATCATGTCTATCATGTCTTGAATAAAACCACTCGAATCTGAAATCATCCCCTTTAATTGTAATACAAAATTTTCTAATAATTGAAAAAATTCACCCCAGCCAGGAACAATATCTTTAATTTGAATTCCTCCAAAATCGGGGGGAGTTGACTCTGGAATAACCATCAATTTTTCCATTGCAACTATGGCCACTTTTGGATATATTCTACTAGCTTTAGGTAATTCTGTAGTTTCATTACCCTTGAAAACATAATTAGGAAACACATCACCCACAATTTCAGAATTTCCAGAAGTTCCCCTTACTTCCATCTCCAAAACCATATCACCAGTTATCCAGGGGTTTAATCCATCAATATTTCTAATTGGATTTAATACTACTTCCATATCAAGCCATCTTTCAATTTCATTCATATCATAATCTTCTATAACAGAAATTCTCTCTCCCTCATCATCCGTCTTCCAAACTGCCTTTTTTCCTTTCATAGATGTTGGAGTTACAGAACCCTCAACGATCTCCGCAATTTCCCCCATACTACTATATATTTTTCCTCCTATAATATCACCAACTACAAACGATTGATAATTAGTATCAACTTGAGTCAATTTAACTGTAACTTGATTTGGAGTAATAATCGCTTCTAATGAATCTAATAAATTTTGGCCTGTGTTAGATGCAAATTCAGGAATATCAGAAAACATTTTAGAAAATTTATTAAAAACAGAAACGAATTCTTGAAAATCTCCAGAGGCAATAATAATTGCTATTGCTCCGGAACCACCATCAAATTTCGTATTTCCCAAAATATTAGGTTTACCCACAGTTTTCTTAGAATTGAGAGCCTTTCTTGCGGCCACATAATCTTTAACAATTGAACCATCTTCACTATCTTGGCCCTTATCGAATAATTCTAATCCAAAAACTTTATCAGGATCCCATCCTGTATAAGAGTTCCCATCAACATCATATACTACTTCTCCGGCTTTCGGTGCATCAGAAGCTGCACCCAGTAATTTATATCTGGGAACATCCCCCTCATCATCAAATGCTTTTACAAATTCATTAATTACTTCTTTTGTTGTAAATGTGGGGAACTTACTTACGCCCCCTTTAGCCGAAGACCTAAGAGGGTCCAACACCGGATTCCATTTATCATATCCACCAGGAATTAATTTTCTAGGAGAAGCATATTTTGGTTTAGCAAGTTTCGCTTTTATCTGTGATAATGTAGGGACAGGATCACCGGGCTTGGTGTCTGACCAATTTCCACCTTTATCTTTAATTTCCCATATTCGATCACCGGCCTTATTTCTTAAAACTTCAAAACCATAATTATATTTTTGTTGAGGTGATACATTTGGTTTATAATATGGATCAATATATAAGTACCAATACCCAGCTTCTTTTAAATCATTAATTTGTTTAAGTACTTCATCTGCTAAAGCTTCCAATGCCATTAAAAGGGGATTGATATTTTGTAGAGTGGCTAGAAGTTTAACTACTTCCATTCCAGCACTTGCAAGAGAAAGAGTAGCTTTAACAGTTTCTGCAAGAGAAGAAGCGGCGGCCGCTAACGATGCAAGATCCCCCGCCTTCGCTATTTGATGGGGTTTCCATTCGGCCTTCGCTGTTAATAATGCTTGAAATTCAGCCATTTTGTTTTTCTCTTTCTGCCTTTTCAGCTTTTTTAACCTTAGCCCTTAATACATTTTCCCAAGCTTGTTTCTTTATTCCCATGATCTCCGAATACATTCCAGCAAGTTGTTTAGTATTTTCTAACAATTTCTTAATATCATCTCTTCGTATTTCTGCTTCTTTCCAATTATTTTCTTCAGCCATTAGCTATACTCCTTCGCTCTACCATTAAAAATTTCATATTTGTTTCTAGCCTTTTTTACTAAATCTACCAAACTATCTAAACTTTGAATATCTTGTATTAACTGCGTCATCATTTTAAGATCTTTTCCTAGTAAATTATTACAACTATTATAAATTGCTCTACCATAAGGAACTAGACCACCAGTAGTATTTGCTGTTGGAATCGCTGACACATAAATTGCTGGTGCATCACCTCTTGTAGTCGATTGAGTTCCAGAACGAGTCGGCACACCAATACGAGTATCTATTTCTGTAACTCTCTTTCCACAGTTAGTACCAAATGTTCCTACTTCAGTATGATAAGCTGCCCATGTAGTATTCGCAAAATCTATATCTGCACCCAATCCACTTCCACTATTGTTAGGTCCTGTCCTGTTGGTTAAATCGGTATCCGTGCGATAATTTGTCAATGCCGTTTGTAATCCTGCCAAATCGGTTGCACGTAGTTCTTCGGTTGAAACATAGGTATCGAATGCATTATCACTTATACCACTTCCACCTGCTTGTGCCGTATCCACATCTATAACCGGATCACGAAAACCAACAACATCCACCAAATCACTTACTGTATCACCTATAAATTGTACATCAGCATTCATTGTAGAGTTTGCTGTACCGCCTGCCTCATATATGTGTTTCTGTGCAAAATTATATTTGCATGGAAAGGTAGATGTATCTGTGGCCGTTGTGGCAGTCCAATTAGACCCAGAAGTGATGGTAACAGATTCATAATGATATCTATTAACATAAATTAAATTATCTGAACCAAGAGTATAATAAGTACCTATAGTTGCATTTGCAGTGGGCGCGCTTGATGATCCACTTGTAGCCGCGGTTGTTGTATTAGTATCGGCTGGTACAGTTATTGTATCATTCACAGAAACCGAAACACCATTTGCAGTAACGGATGCTCCCTGTACTCTCGTTACAGCATCTGACAATCCAGTTTTACCAATGGAGGCAATCGGTTCTCCAGTATTAGGCATAGGATGTGTAGTGCCTACAGTAATCGTACCACAAGTATACTGTGAAGTAGATGGTAATTCATAATAGAATTTTTCTGCGGAGTCTGTAACATATCTGTTCTCTGGTAAGGCTCCAGTCTCATCCGCTCTTTTTACATCCCATCTAACATATCTACCAGAAGGAATATCATCTTCACCTAATCCGGCAGGTTGTGATCCCACAATTTCACCATTATCTACTTCATACGCCTTATGAGTTGATCCTATTGCTGGAAAGAATGGACTTCGTTCTATGTAAGGATATGAAGTTCCATTATATTCTTTTCCTTCAGACACCCAATCACCCCTTGCACTCTTTGACAAATCATTCGTTGCATTAGCACTTCCATTATCTGGATCAAAGAAACCAAGTAGCCCTATAAATTGAGAAGTATTAGCATTTAATAAAGCATCTGCTCCGGCATCTGATCCACTATAATCACCAGCATCATCACCAACCGGCTTCCAATCTGGATTTGTTACTATTCCCTCTCCTACTATTTCTAACTGACAAAATATATCATTCTGTTGATATCCAAATGGAACACTATTTACAGTAAGAGTAACCGTTCCACTTTCTGTTGCAACTCCTGTATTGCTAAGTCTGATTTTACTGTCTACAGTTTTTAGTCCTGCGATTGTTACATTATTATCTGGAATACCTTCACCACTAATCACATCACCATATTTAATTTTTGCGAGGTCCTCGTCTGATATTCCTGTAACTTCTATACTATCAAATTTAGTTGTGCCGATAATAGTAAACGTGTTCACATAATCACTATGTCTTTTTAAATAAAACTTCTGGCCGAATGATGCACCCAGTGTAGTATAACTGGTATTACTACCTTGTTCCAAATGGTCTTGTAATGTCATAATTTTTAATTCATTATACAATCCCTCACTTTGTAATCCTACACTAGCAATGTTTGCTTTTGCATAGTCTGCGTTCCATGTTCCAGCTTCGGCTGTTACATCTCCACCCCAAGCAATTGCGTTACCAAAAACAGTATCACTATCTGGTGTAGAATATGGAGTAATGCTATCATTAATGTCTATTAACTCTCCAGTTACTCTTGACCTAACTAGATAATAATCCCGAACATCAGTACTAAATGTATTACTACCTTGTGTTTGTGTTCCAGACAAACTTGTTAAGTTGATAGTGAATGTTTCGCCGATATCAGTAGCCTTAATTCCCATAAAAGAAGTATTAGGTTCTGTGAGATTAAGAGCTCCATTTACTGTTTCATAGGCCGGTAAATCAAATTTCTTAGAAGAATTTTTTAAGTCTCTAGCACCATAACATATAGCACGTTGTTTTGCTAAATTTTCACATACTTGACCAAGAGAATAACTTGCATCAAAAGTAGATGCTTCCAGTAATATTTCATTGGCATCTTCTAAAAGAAGATTGTTACCTGCAGCCTGATCCTCCAATTGAATATAAAGAGAAAAAATAACAGAAGTCAATTTTTCACATAATGCATTTAATCGCGTTTGGGCAAATTCTCTTGATAACGTAACACCATCAAGAATTCCAGTACGCGCAGATAAATGAGTAGTTGGACTACTATTCAACTCTTCTCTTATTTCAATTATTTTTTTATCAATTGCTCCTGACATTGTTATATCCTATGATAAAGGTCCTGAAAATGGTATCGGGGGTGCACCTGGGATCAACCCGCTTACTACCCACGTTTTTGTCCATGTATCTAATATGTCTGCCATCTCTTTTGCGAAACTCATTCCCGATGGTTGTGGCCCAGAATATAATTGTATTAACGGTGATGTATGAGAAGGTGCAACAGCCGGCGGGCCGATTTGATTTGTAGACAAATATGTTGCTGCCATCGCTGTTAATGCTGATGCTATTTGAGCACCTATCGCCGCTCCACCTGGTAATTGTGATGCAAAAACTTGCCCAATTGTCATTCCACAAGGAGTATCTATTACATTTGTTGTGGGGAACCCCCCTGCGTTTTGTCCCATTTTTAAATAATTAGCAAATGCTTTTGCGATATCTTTTCCAGGTTTCATCGGATCAGGACTGTGAGTTGAAAACGTTCCCATTAATTCACTAAACATTGTTGCTTTAACTAGTGCCATTATTCAAAACTCCCGCCAAGTTTCAATGATTTCAATAAGGATAATTTAGCTGTAGCTGGAGGCATTGGTGGTCCTGATGGGCCTGTTCCTGTTGGATGTGTATGTTCTAATACAATATCTATTAGTTCATCCAATATCTCTTTCAATGTAGCAATTAATCCAGCAACTTTTACTTTACCTGAAGAACTTACAGTTACCTCCCCCAATAATCCTTGTAAAGAGGCCGCGCCTCCAGCTTCTAATTTAAGTGTCGATAATAAACTACTCAGTTGAACACTTCCTACCACACTAGAAAGATCTATATTTCCCAATAATGCAGTACCTGTAATACCAGTTGTTCCCAAATTAGAAGTTAATTCTATATCACCAATGGGTTTTATTGCTATAGATGCTCCTAAACCAGCTAACCCTAAGTTCATTTCAATTCCACCTGAAACTATATTATCAGTACATTCCATTCCAATCTTACCTAAAGTGGCAGTAGTCTTTTTAGCATAACCCATTGTCATTGATGGTAACACTCCAAATATAGATTCATTTATCGAATCAGTAATATTGAGTGTCATTCCTCCACCAGTTTGTAAACCGATAGACCCCTGAGCATTTAAACTATATGCTCCAGTTTGATGAGTTAGTTTTCCACCTACTGTCTTTTTCTCATCGCCTGTTGTTGTTTCAGAAGAACGTGCAGATTTCTTTTCGATGATCACATTATTGGCAGATAGAGTAAGTGTCTCTGATGCCCTTAATGTCATTTTACCGGCTATTAAATTAATTGCCCCTAATGTATTATTAACATTAAATCTTCCTCTTTTTATTGCAACATTATAATCACCATCAATTTTATCTGTTCTATTACCAAGAATATAATTTTCTTGTGAACCATCAACAGTCGTATAGTCACTCGCTTCAATATGTGTATATTTTGCCCCTAAAATAATATTATAATAATTGTTTACTATTTTATCAACCTTAATACCTACTGGATGAATTTCAGTAAAAGTACCTGTTCGATGATACCAATGTAATCTTTCGAAATTGGGTGTATCATCCATTTCAATAATGTGACCACTTTCAGTTTGGTGTACATGATTATATGGATAGATTGCTTGCCAGGGGATTGGTGGTTCAGACCAAGATTTACCATCAGCAGTAGGAATTTCCATTTGTCCTGCTTTTCGGTTTTCCATTTTTTCAAATACGATACCTGAAACTCTTGGATCACTCGTATCAGTATTTCCACGAACACCTCTTGCTAATCTATTTGTAGTAGGCTCTTTTAAATAATCTAAATTTCTAGTTGTTGATATATCTGTATTTGCTAAACCCGTATCAGGATATGTTGATCTAATTGACTGTTCTACAACCTTAACAGTAAACGGGGGAACTGTTGAATCGGGACCTGTTGTTCCAATCATAGATCTTACTTCACTTTTTTTCTCAAGGGTAGTCTCGGCTGAAACTTTAACTGTTTGTACATCTTCACTGGGATCAGGATTTGAATTGTGAATAATGGTTGCTGGTTCTCTGGGAACCAAATCAGTTTGAGGATTATAAAAAAGATTTCTCTTCCCCCCTTCATCTGGAAACAATGGATGTCCGACATCTCCACCTTCTAATCTTGGATCAAGAAATCCTTGACCTCCTATAGCGGTTCCATCATTATTAATTCCCTTTGCATCTAATTCTGGAATACCACCAATTGTCCCAAAAAACATCGGTTCTTGTCCGTCTTCTCCATCACGATAAAAACCAATTACCCATGTACCTTCAACTGGACCTAATGGCGAAGAACCGACACCCGTTTGACTTGCTGAAGTAATCGGCGCAACAGGATATGCCCACGGCAACCCTATAGTTGGTTGATCATTCTTGTTTTCCGAATGCCATCCTAAAACTCTAACTTTACACCTTCCAAGATAAAGCGGATCATGGCGGTCTTCGACAACTCCTTGCCACCAAACGAACCCCCCTTTTCCCATAAAGTATGCCATAGTATTATCCTATTTTTTAGCTTATGCTCGATTGGCCAGTTGTTGGATTTGCCTGTGCAACTGGACTACTAACATTTGTTGTATCATCGGCCTCTGGTATTGATCTATCTTTTCCAGGTGGAACTTTTAATGAATCTTTTATTGCTTCAAATTCTATCTCATACTTTTCTTTAGTAAAATGATGTCGTAATTTAGTAATTAAATAATAACCACTTAAATACGTATGATGTTGTGATTGTGTAGTTCCATCCCTATCTTCAAGATATGTTGTGGGCAATTTAAATTCTATTAAATCTCCTACTGCTCTAGTAGATAATCCAGGAGCTCTAATATTTAATTTAATATTAGTAGCTTGCTGACTTTGCACTAATCGTGATTGCATCCATTGTTCTACTCTATTTGGAATAATGTTTAGCTTAGATTTTACTTCTCCTTTTACACCTCTTGATCCCAGATCTTCTTTAAATCGAACATCATGTGCAAAATTAGTAGGATAAAAACTCATCACCGATTCAGGTGCACCTAATGCATCTAGCTTTTCAGTAGATAATTTTCCTGTTCCTAAATGAGTAAAAGAATCAGTAAAGTTTTTAACATCAGCGGCCTGTACGGGAGTCTTTACTATTTCAGTTGCACCGTCTACATTTATAGTTGATTCTTCCTGTAGTGCAGCGGGATCATACATATTAAAATCTAATGTATCATATTTCATTCTAACCAAATCATGTGTAAGTAATCTATTTGCATACATTCCAGCTGATAGGTTTTCAAGAACATCAAAATTAGAAGAAAATGAATATGCATCAACGGCAGTCATTTCTATAGCAATGTTTTGGGCTTCATCTTTATTTGTACCCATTCGTTTAGGTTGTACCACGTATACTTCTTTGACTGGTTCTTCTGGTACGGTATATACTAATTCAGTAGGTGAGCCGGGTGCACCTGCTACTGTACTATATCCCATACCACCACCGGACATAAGAGTTTCCATAGAAATAAAAAAGAACCCCCTTATACTTTCATAAAAAACAAAACTAGATCCAATTGCATGTCTTCCTGCAGATACTGCTCTTGATGCTAAGAAATTAAAAGCCTTGAATGGAGTTTGATTTGGTATAATTATATCTGTAAGATTCTTAGTAGGTTCAACAAAAATCCGTTTAGCTCTACCCTGTCTACCTCGTTGAAAAAATTGTCTATAAAGAGATTTTACTACATCAGATATTTTTCGTGGTTCAAGTGAAACTGGATCAAGTGCTGATTTTCTAACCTTTTGTTTTAGATTTAAAATGGCCTCTTCAGAAACGAAAGATAATCTATAAGTTATTATTCCTTCATTAAGTTTCATAACATTAAGAATTTTAACTACTCTAAATTTTAAATTAATCAGGCCTTCATTTAGACTTCCTTCAAACGGCCCTGGTATTGTATTTGGACTTCTTTGTTTTTCAAGACCTTTTGTTTTTACTTGAATCTGTAAAGTTTCTTCACCAATAATAGGAACACTTTCCATTAATCCTACACCATCTACTATCTGTATATTTCCAGTAAGAAAGTTTCCAAAAATATCTTCATAGATATTAAAATCTGACCAAGCAGCCTTTAGATCAACATAACCCTTTCTATTGGGTGAATACAGCTGTAATTTCCGGAGTTCAAAATCACCAGGAAATGAGGGGAGTTTTTCTGCTTTTGGATTTTTTAAGAAATCCGATTTAGTCCCGTGAGTAGCCGACTGTGGATTACCACCCTGTCCCGTCTTCCGCCTGTCCAAATAACTTGGTGCACCCATCAGTTAAGTTTCTCCGAATGTTCAGATAAAATATCTGCAACATATCTTCTATCAATTAATTTAATTTCTCGTTTAGAATCATTTCTATCTATTTCCCAATTATAGCAATATACAATATTTCGATCAACTTCATCAAGAGCATTGTAGGTTGTTACATCAACTTCTAGACATGCCAAAGGAATCGCTTCACTAGTACCTGTTGCTTCTACTCTCGCCCTAACAATTTTTTCATAATGATGTATAGTATTTTTTGCGGTATTGAGAGAACCATATTTGTCTTTAACATAAGCTCCAAATTCTCTAGAAGTTAATGGCCATTCGAAAATTGGATCATGTATATCGTTAATTAAAAAAATTAACCATGTAAACTTTACATCACCATATATCTTAAATGCAGTTATATCAGGACGTTCCGATTCTGGTATTGTATAAGAAAAATAATTAATAATATCATTTTTAAGAATGTTTTTAACTTGTGCTTTAACCATAATGTTAATCGCAGTCTTAGTTCTTATGGGTTTTAACCCAGTAATATCATAATTAATTTGTGGATAATGTTGAAAAAATTCAGACATATGTTACGCTCCTTGTTTTATTCTTTCTCGATACATTACTTCTAGCTCCATAAACGAAAGTTTCATTGATATAGTTACTGGATATTGTGTACCATCAAAAAATAAAGGCACACTTTCTGTATTAAAGTCTAAATCACAACCAAGCAATACTGATTTCCCCACATTAAACATAGGATTTAAACCGCTGGAAGGTAATGACCTACCGGCAATATAAAATTCGATTGTAAATTGATCCGGATATCCAAACATCATTGAAGGTGATGTTTTAGCATCTCCTCCTCCATGAGAAGGTAACATGGCTCTTTTAAATGCGTTCACAATTTTTAGACAAGCCTTAGATTCATTTACATCTTGTGGTAACATTTGAAAACTAAAATCATGTGTTCTCATATCAGTAGGGCCTTTATATGCAGCAACAATATAAGGATTGAGTACCGCTCCCTGTGCTCGTTCCATTATAGTTTTTGATCCTTCTATCAAAATGTTCGCTTTCTCTCCCGCCTTAAGCATTCCTACTTTTGCTGATTCACTGCCCGTGGCTGACGACTGAGCACTCAAAACACTTTTTAAATTTTCAAGATTCATTCCCCCTTTCTGTGCGGATGAATTTTGCATTGATTTAACAGCTTTATCCGCCATAGCTCCTAGTCCACCTAATGCAACTGCTTCATATTCTGATTTATATGATGTGTTTAGAGCATCACCGGGAATATATAATGCTACATCAAGAGTTTTCATCTGAGATTTAAAACTAAATGCTTCAAAGGATATCCAATTGTCAGTACCACTACCACCACTATAGTTACCAATATCAGAGGGATATTCATAGTATTGGCATGGTGTTTGCGCTGAAGTGGTGGGGTCCATTATTCCGGTGGATGAATCATTAGCCAAAGTTAATGGCCCAACATAATCATAGAATTTTGAAGATTCTTGTACTAACTCACCTTTATCATCATCCCAAAAATATATAACTTCTGTGTAAATTTTCATTACAGACATCCTTTTATGACTTGGTATTATTAAACTATCTATATATTTATATGGCATACAGAGGTAAGTTTAGACCACAAAATTATAAAAAATATAAAGGTGATTATACTAAAATTATTTATCGTTCTGGGTGGGAATTAACCTTCATGAAATACCTAGATCGACAACCTGAAGTCTTGCTCTGGTCAAGTGAAGAGATTATTATACCCTATCGTTCACCCATTGACAATAGAGTACATAGGTATTATCCCGATTTTTGGGTTAAAACCAATCAAGGTGAATCTCTAATTGAAATCAAACCAAAGAAGCAAACAAAACCCCCTAAACCTAACCCCAAACATAGGAGAAGATTCCTAAAAGAAGTAAAAACATGGGGAGTCAATGAAGCTAAATGGAAGGCAGCAGAAGAGTTTTGTGAACATAAAGGTTGGAAATGGCAAATAATAACAGAGGACACTTTGATAACTAAATAGTAATATGGCTACTGTAGAAGAATCCTATTTGGATAAATTAAAAGACGCAATAAAGACTAATTCAGTAACTGCTAGAGCAAGAGCAGCGGGTGATTGGTTTCGCTCAATTGTCAATAGAACAAAGGGCCAGTTTTCTGATGAAACGCCAAAGACAATACTTCAACGTTCAGAAAATTTAGTATCTAAAAGTGTACTAGGGAAAATGTATTTCTATTCTTATGATCCTAAATGGAAAAATGAGCTTCCCTGGTATGATACCTTTCCTTTGGTTTTTCCTATTGAAAGATATCCTGATGGGTTTCTTGGATTGAACTTTCATTATCTTCCACCAAAACATAGAGCTATATTAATGGATCAACTTAAGATGTTTGCAAATAATAAAAAGTACGATGAAACAACTAAATTAAAATTAACATACGACATGTTAAAAGGTTTCACCAAGATTAAAAGAGCAAGACCAACAGTACATAGATATCTCACAAGTAAAGTTAAATCTAAGTTTGTTCTTGTTAATGCAGATGAATGGGAAGTAGCACTTTTTCTACCAGTAGAAAGATTTAGAAAAGCAAGTAAAAAGAAAGTATGGGCACATAGTAAAGGAATGTTTTAATGGCAGCACCAGCACCGACAGGACCGGCAGATTTTGCAATAAATGATTTTATGGCCAAATTAGATGGTCTAGGAAGTTATGCAAAAAGAAATAGATTTACTGTTGAAATTATACCACCAACAACATTAAATAGTGATGTTCCGGCCGCATCAATAGAATTTCTTATTAAAGCGGTATCCTTTCCAAGTAGATCTTTTGGATCAACCACCTATAGACGGGGCGGTAAATTTGGATTGGAAGTTCCTTATGAAGTGACAGAAGAGAATGTATCAATTACTTTCTTAGGTACAAATGATTGGAAAGCTAGAAAATTTTGGTATGATTGGCATGAACATATACAAAGTAACTCTTCGTATAATATGCAATACTATAAAGATTTTATAGGAACAGTTTCAATTTCAGTTTATAATGAAGAATCCAAAGCCGCGGAAACCCCTACCCATAAAGTAACATTGCATGAATGTTGGCCGAAAACAATAAGTGCTATAGAACTAGGATGGGAAAGCGCGGAACTAGTAGACTTTACAGTAGATATAAACTATAGTTGGTGGACACAAGAATAAAAAAAATTATAATTATTATAGGAGAATATTATGGCATTACCAAGAGTGACATCACCCACTTATGAATTGACAATTCCTTCTTCAGGTGAAAAAGTCAGTTACAGACCTTTTCTTGTAAAAGAAGAAAAGACATTATTAATGGCAATGGAAGCTAGGGACAACCAAGCAATGACCAAAGCCATGCAAGATATTATCACTTCCTGTACAGACGGAGAAGTAGATCTTAAATCACTTGCATCATTTGATATTGAATATTTTTTCCTTCAGCTTAGAGGGAGATCAATTGGGGAAGTTTTAACAATTAACCCACATAGACCTGAAAACTTTAAATGTTGTAAAGAGGCAAAAGAAGAAGATATTTGTGAAGTTAATATTAATATTGATGATATTGTTTTAGATACTTCAAAAATTAAAAATACAGAAATAAAAATTACTGATGATATTGGACTAAAATTAAAATTTCCACAACTTGAAACAGTACAAAAATATGCTACTGAGGGTGAAGACATAGAAGCAGAAAATGTATTTAAACTGATTATAGACTGTATTGAATACATTTGGGATGGAGATGAAATATACAAGGCAAAAGATTCTACTAAAAAAGAACTAAATGATTTTATTGAATCTCTTAGTTCCTCACAATTCGTTAACGTAAGAGAATTTTTTGAATCTATGCCAAGATTAAGCCACACAATAGATTGGGAATGTGGAAAATGTAAAAAATCTACACCCGTGATTATCGAGGGGATTGATTCTTTTTTCGGATAGCGCTGAGTCACGATTCCTTGGCGAACCATTATCAAACAAACTTCGCTATGATTCAGCACCATAATTGGAGTCTAACCGAACTTGATAATATGTTACCATTTGAAAGACAAATATATGTAATCTTGTTACAAAATTGGATTAAAGAAGAAAACGATAGAATAAGAACTGAAAACGCCAAAAGATAAAGGACAATAAACATGGCCGAAGAAGGTAAACCAACTGGAAAAACTTTAACTGATGTTGTAGATGCGTTAGATCATCTTAATGCTGAACTGGACCAGCAAGGTTCTGACTCAAGGAGATCTGGTGCGCAAGTTGTGAAGGGGGGGAAGATAAGAGGTATATTTGCTTTCTTTCACAGGCGTGGCCAAAAGAAACGA